TGTCAAAACAGAACCTGCGCCTATTTGTACTTGAATAGATGAAGTACCACTCGTACTTACACCATTAAACATCACAGTAATCCGCTTCACCCATGATGGGATAGAAGTAAAGTCAATACTTGTACCACTGGTAGAGGCAACCGCAGTGCCAGAGGTAATGCCAAGAATTGCGCCAGAGTTGATCGTGACGCTTGCTGATCCATCAATTGTTGTGCTCATTGTTTAGCCCTCGTACAAAATGTTGATTGAACCAAGGTCAAAAGTATCTGCGCCATTAGAGGTAACTCTGACCGCAGTAAGAACCGCGCCAAGGGTAACGGAGCCTCCTGTCATACAAACAAATTCACCAGAATTTTCCCCGCAAACACCTGATGCAGTCCATATGTTTCCAGACAAATTCATTATGGTTATATTGCCATTGACTGAAGCCGCTGCTGTTGAGTTAAACAAACCAAAACCCGTTGTGAAAGTGGCTGATGAAACTGATGATGCTCCAAATCTTGCACCGCCACCAACATAGCCAGTTGTTGCATATGTAGGTGTTGCACCTGTTCCTAACTGCACAAGAATGCTTGAAGCCGCGCTTAAACTTACAGTGTTCAACATCACAGTAATTTTCTTCACCCAAGCTGGCAACCCTGTAAAGTCAATGCTTGTACCACTGGTAGAAGCAACAGCGGTACTCTGAGTAATCCTCTGCAACTGCGCTCGTGATGCCGCACTGTCAGTCCCATAGAACTGACCGTTGTATTCAATCTGCCCAGCTGCGGCAGGACTTGATAGCGTGTCAGAAGTTAAAACAAGTATTGACATGATTATCCTTCGTACAGAATGTTTACAGACCCGGCATCAAAAGTGTCTGTGCCGCCTGCGGTGGTAATGCGAACACGGTCAAGAGTTCCACTAAGTGCAGGGGATGTTCCACCAATAGAACTTGCATTTGTACCGCTATCTGCCAAATAACCAGTTGCAACCCAAGTATTTGATCCTAACAAAGTTAAAGTTATAGCCCCTGATTGTGTATTTGCCGCCGCCCAATTTGCACCCCCAAATCCTGCACTGCTAGTTGAACCGCTTAAAGTTGCGCCACTAAAAAAAACTGCTCTGCTTGCGTATCCAGATGTAGTAACAGAACCAGAACCTATTTGAATTAAAAAATTTGATGTCGAGTTTGTACTCACCCCACTAAACATCACAGTGATGCGCTTCACCCAACTAGGAATGCCAGTAAAGTCAATTGAAGTACCTGATGTAGATGCAACCGCTGTACCCAAGACATTGACAGAATTGGTTGCAGTAGCTGCTTGAAGTGTTAGCGTGTTTGTACCCGCAACAGCAGGGGCAGCAAGTGTTACCGCCCCGCTGGTATCCCCCGAAATAACGACTGATGACATATATTTCCTTTACAGAACAACCCAGCGCGAGCCGGTTGGAATGGTGACGGTGATACCGCTGTTGATGGTGATAGGGCCAACAGAGTGCGCGTTGTTTGATGCTGTGATGCTGTAGTTACCAGTAACCACTTTTGTATTTTCATAGAAAACAGTGTCTGATCCTGCACCAGTTGCACCGCCACCCACCGCAGTAAAGGCAGTGCCGTTGTAGCCTTCAAACCGAGCCAGCGATGTGTTAAATCGGAGTTGCCCCGCAGCTGGTGAGCCTGTCCGCTGTGCCGTAGTGCCTGACGCAACCTTAATAAAGTCAGTGGCTGTGACATTCAATGTGCCAGCAACAGTCAGAGTCTTGCCAGCGCCAACATTTAAGCCAACTGAAGTACCTGTACCGGCGGCGGCAAATAATGCATCGACCAAATCCAGGTCCGCATTTACCTTATTTCCCCAAGTGTCAGTTGAGGCTCCTACTTCTGGCTTTGTCAGCAATAGGTTTGTTGTGGTGGTATCTGCCATTATTAAATCTCCTTACGCGGCTTCTTGCCAAGTGACTGAATTGTCTGCTAAATCTGTCCAGTTTTCTGAGGTGTCTGAAACTGGTGTCCAGCTTTCTGATGAATCGCCAGTTGGTGTCCATGTCTCGCTTGAATCAGACTCTGCCGTCCAGCTTTCAGCGTTGTCTGGCACCGCGCCCCAGCCAAAGCCGATCAACGTGCCAATAGCGCCAATTGACTCAACGCCAATTATGCCTATGGATATGACATTTGATACGCTGCCAACAGCGCCTGTGCCATCAATTCCAGTAATTTCTTGGAATATGATAATTTCTGCGCCCATAGTGCCAACAGCACCAGTTGCAGCGTTTTCAGAAATAGACACCAATGCGCTATTGACTACTGAGTCAACCTCTCCAGTTGATTGGTTTCCACTAATGCCAAGCTCTTTGCCAACCGACTCAACTGCTGTCGTTGAAGAGACTCCAGAGACAGATGTTGTCACTGACGGGCCAACAGTACCAACATTACCTGTAGCAATAACTCCATCTTCTTGTTCTGATATGTTGGCGAGGATGCTTCCAACGGCAGTCGTTGACGCATTGTCAGTCAACGCTAATGATGTTGCTCCTCTAGCAACAAAGCCAACAGAGCCAGTTGATGCGTTACCTGATGCAGTTGCAAGGATTGTCTCTGCAACGCTTCCTATGGCAGTCGTTGACGCATTACCAGTTATGGCATGGGTGCGTACCTCTGTGACGTTTCCAACGGCAGTTGTTGATGCATTACCTGTTATGGCAAAGGATGTAACCCCGCGAGTAACTGATCCGACAGCAGTTGTCGATGCATTACCTGTTACGGCATGGGTACGTATCTCTGTAACGCTTCCAACATCACAAGTTGATGCATTGCTAGTTATGGCAAAGGATGTAGCTCCTCTAGTAACAGAGCCAACAGCAGTTGTAGACGCATTGCCTGTTATGGCGTGAATACGTACCTCTGTAACGCTTCCAACATCACAAGTTGATGCATTACCTGTTATGGCGTGAGTGCGTACCTCTGTAACGCTTCCAACATCACAAGTTGATGCATTACCTGTTAACGCAATAGACCTTGTACTGGTAATGCTTCCAACATTACCAGTTGCGACTGTTCCATCCTCTTGAACTGATATTGTTTCTGTAACGCTTCCAACATCACAAGTTGATGCATTACCTGTTATGGCGTGAGTGCGTACCTCTGTAACGCTTCCAACATCACAAGTTGATGCATTACCTGTTAGCGCAATAGACCTTGTGCTGGTAACGCTTCCAACATTACCAGTTGCAACTGTTCCATCTTCTTGAACTGATATTGTTTCTGTAACGCTGCCAACAGCAGTTGTCGATGCGTTACCAGTTATGGCGTTAGTTCGTACCTCTGCAACGCTTCCAACGTCACAAGTTGATGCATTACCTGTTAACGCAATAGACCTTGTGCTGGTAACGCTTCCAACATCACAAGTTGATGCATTACCTGTTATGGCGTGTGTGCGTACCTCTGCAACGCTTCCAACATTACCAGTTGATGCATTACCTGTTATGGCGTGAGTACGTACCTCTGTAACGCTTCCAACATTACCAGTTGATGCATTACCTGTTATGGCGTGTGTGCGTACTTCTGCAACGCTTCCAACCGCAGTTGTTGAAAAGTTACCAGTAATTGCTTTTGATATGTTTACGCCAACAGTTCCAACATTGCCAGTTGCTACTGTTCCATCTTCTTGAATTGATATTGACTCTTGTAAGCTGCCAACAGCAGTCGTTGATGCATTGCCTGTAATAGCAATCGTCTTAACTGGTACGACAGAACCAACATTACCAGTTGCTGTATTGCTGGTAAGCGCTGTAAAGCCTACGCCATACTTACCTACACCATAATTTGCACCACCATATTGACCATAGTCATAAATGGTGGTGCTGTATGTGCCGGAGCCATAAGCACCACTACCATAAGCAGCCATGTTGCTGCCCCTTGGTTAAGCCAGCCTGATCAGGCCGGTGCTTGCGTCATTGGTAGGCATGGTCAAGGTAAACGTACCGGCGGTAACCGTCTGGCTGCCAAAGGTATGCACGCTAACTGCTTTATTTGACTGAGTTGAGTTATAAATCAGGACTGCATCAAAGGCCGTTGCTAGGGTAACAGTTGTGTAAGTGATGCTGGCACTTGGCGTTACAAACGCTGTAGTGCCGCTGGTGCTTGGCGCGGTGCCAAAGGTCACCGTCACGCCGCCTGCGGTGTAGTTAGTACCGGACACCTCGTTGGTTGCGCTGTAGGCTGTAGTGGCCGCGCTAACAGTAGCAGAGGCCAAGTACAGGGCAGCCTTAAACGTGTCGGCGGCAGTAGAACCGCGCACAACGCCAGTACCGAAATTGTGGTGGCCGACAAGCAGCTCACCTTTAAAACTGGTACACATTGCTTGAGTATTAGCCATGATTGCTTCCTTATTCTAAAGATTGGGCGACTGGTATAGCAGTCACGTTGCGTTTTAATTTCATATCGACTGAGCGATGCACAAGCTCGCCGTCTAGCCAATACTCAACCCACTGAGTTGTCTCATTGTCATTGTCAATTATGCCCTCTTTTTTTTCAAGAAGAGCGCTGTCCATTTCGCCTTTTGTTGTAGTAACAATAGCCATTTTTTATTTCCTTATCCAAATGTCCTTGCACGCGCCAACAGAGCGCCGCCAGAGGTTGATCCACGGTCATCAGCAACTTGCAACTGCTCTAAGCCAGCAGCATATAACGATGACCACACTGAGATTCTCGCATCATCTTGTAGATAAGGCGCAGCTTGTAACAGCGCACCGTACAGGTAAACGTCCGGTGCCTGAGTCAGCAGAAAATTAGTTGCAACAGTCGATGACAACTTGGTCAACTTGGCGTAGTAGACCAACTCAAAGGTGTACTCGCCATCAGGTATCGGCAGCAGCCGGAATTGATTGCCCACCACCGTGAAATACAGCGGTTTACCGCTGGACAAGTAGGTGGTATTCGACAGCTGATCCATTGCATCAATGGTCTGAAACTGCAAGTGCGTCACCGGATTGGTATCTAGCTTAATGGACTTGGTTTCCAAGAAGTCATCAGGCACCGTGCCGTACTCAGCGGCAGCTGCAAATGTTGCGTTGGCACGCACAATCATCTGCCTGGTGCGTAGCTGGCGCTCCATCTGCGCCTCGGCCAGGCTGATGAAGTCAGCAATAGCCGAAGTCAAATCAGTTCGGTTGAGCCAATCAGCCAGTGATGCTTTGAGTTCGGTGTAGGTGGTCAATGCCATTTAAACTGCCTCTTTTTCAAGCTGTTCCCGCATAACCCATGTGTGCTCATGCCGGAATTCAAATGTGCCAATGTGTCCGATTTCTTTCGAGACATCATGGTCAATATACACCTTGAAACCTAATTCCTGAGCCTTCTTGCAAAAGAAGACATCCTCGCCCATGTAGCCGCGA